GTAATAATTAATTCACTTGGGTTATTCAATAGAGAATTTGTATTTACCAGTTTGAATATTCCTGTAAAAATTAAAACATTTGATAATACCACTCCTCCACCTCCTTAATTTTACTATGAATTTTCCGTTCACAGAAAAGTCCGTGGGTAACAATCAGTATATAAGAGAATTTAGTTCTGATGTAGACACTCACGAACTGGAATGGCATATAGATCGTGAAGATAGAACAATTGAAGTTATAGAAAACGTAAATTGGCAAGTTCAATTAGATAATAATTTACCACAATTACTTAAAGAAACAATATTTATACCTAAAGAAACATATCACCGTGTAATAAAAGGTGAGGGCAATTTAAAAGTAAGAATAACAAAACATATATGAAATTAATCGATTTGCTAATTGAAGTTAAAATGTACGAAGGAATGGGTCTACCTGCTGACAGTATTATCCCAATAGATCAATTTGTATGTAAATGTAAACATTGCGTAAATCAATCTCTATATGAAGCTATAAATGACACCGATAACAATTTGAAGATATGTTTGACCGAAGCGAACAAAAAGGAGCCTATTAGTTTTGAGTTGGCTGAATTAATGAAGAATATTGCCCGAGACACTCAAGGAAGATTAAAACTGTTGAGTGTATTAAACGATCCAAAAACACTGAAGTCTTTCTTAGATGACAAAGGATATTTGACTGCAACCCCGCATATCTAAAAGCAAAATTAGCAGCAAGAACTAGAAAAACTCGTTGGTTGTTTGGTGACAAATTGACATCTGATGAGATGAAAAATATTCCTATAGATCCAAAAATTATAGATAGATTTTATGGCAAAGGTAGACCCGGACCCGAAGGTAAACGTGGTAGAATATTGAATCCAATGCGTCCTGAAGACTTCATTGAAAGATTACAAATTGAAATGGAGTTTTTGAAAAAAGTGGCTAATAAATACAATTTAAAGTTATCGGTTAGATTAAACGGTACGAGCGATCTTGATTTTCATAAAAAATTGGAAAGTTGGAAATCTGCAAATCCAGATGTTAAATTTTATGACTATACAGCCGTGTTTAAATGGGCAATGCAAAGTCTTGAAGATCCTTCAAAACCACATATGACTTTTTCAAGAAAAGAAACTTTACAAAACAATATAGAATGTGAAAAATATTTGAAGGCTGGCGGTAATATTTCTGCAATATTTGATGAATTACCAGAATATTATCGTGGTTATAAAGTAATTGATGCAGATAGAACCGATTTGAGATTTTTAGACGATGTTGATCGACCTATTGATCCGGATACAGGTAAACCCGTAGGTGTAATCGCCGGATTAAAGATGAAGGGATTTAGATTAAAAGACGCATTTACATTGGGTATAATACAAAATAAGGGACCAGAAGATACATTCGTAATAAGAACCAAGGAATTGAGGGAAAGATTTGGAGATAAGTATTTTACACAAAAAATTTATGTGAATTAACAAATTATAAACTGTCTATTTTTGTTGTTTAGATATTTATAATTAATGAGTGCTAATGTCAAGAAATATTTGTATCTATTGGTTAAAACCCATTCTGTAACTGGAATGAGATATCTTTGTAAGAGAGTTACTACTAGTGATTCCAAAGCTATTTCATATAAAGGTTCCGGAACAAGATGGAATAACCATTTAAAAGTCCACGGAAAACATATAAATACAGAAATAATTGCTAAATATGATTTAGATAGAATTGAAGAATTTAGTAAGTTGTGTATAGATTATAGTAACAAATTTGATATAGTTAAAAGTGGCGATTGGGCAAATTTAATCATTGAAACGGGTAAACCCGGAACTAAAATAGATATTTATTCTGGTGATAAAGGAACTTTTTTTGGAAAGAAACACACCGAAGAAACAAAAGAAAAAATAAGTATTGCAAATCGTGGAGATAATAATGTAATGCGTAGAAATAAGATTGCTTTAGAAAAGATGATTTTGACAAAAAATAAACCGGAAAATAAAGAAAAACAAAGATTGATTGCAATTGAAGTTAATAGTAGACCTGAAGTAAAAGAAAAGATAAGACAATCAAAATTAGGATTAAATAATCCAGCTGCAGATAAAAATATTTATACACTCAAAAATAAATTTAATGGAGATATTATTAATGGTACACGATTTGATTTAATTGAACAAATGAAAAAATTAAATAGTAACAATCCATCTATTAATATATTAACAAATGGAGACATTGGTTATTTCTTAAAAAAAGACAGAGTTGTAAAAAACGTGAAAGGGTGGACTAAGATATGAGTGCTAATCTTGACTCCGATAGGGTAAGATGGCCTGGAAGTGGTAGCAGTGTTACCCAAGACACTGTGCCATTTGGTTATTACTTAAGCGAAAGTTGCAACACAGGATCTGGCGAAACTACATTTGAAAACGATTGTAGTAGCAGCGCTATGTGGGCAGCGAAACGTTTGGGGTATCCAATCATCGATATAGAAATGATCGATGTTAATTTTTACGCTTGTTTTGAAGAATCTGTATTGGAGTATAACCGCGTTGTTAATGAATTTAATATCGTTAATAATATGGTTAATTTACAAGGTTTACCTCAAGCTAAATACAGCAATTTAACAGGACTAGGTGTAAAAAGTACAGGTTTACCTTTTACAATTCAATTGAGTAAGCAATACGGAGCAGAAGCACTTGTTGGTGGCGAAGTTGAAGTTAAACGTAATTATGTAACTATTAGTGGAAGTATCAATCCATCTGCTACCAATCAGGTGTATGACTTAAACATACTAATTGGCCGAGACATTGAACATTTAACTGGTTCTCGTATAGAAGTAAAAAGAGTATTTCATCATCGACCCCCAGCTATTGCACGTATTTATGATCCATTTAGTATGACAGGTATGAGTTACAGCAACGTACTCAGTGAAATGGGATTCAGCGCATATAGTCCAGCTACACAATTCTTGATGACTCCTATATTCGAAGATTTGGAACGTGTACAAGCTATCGAATTCAATGATATGGTTCGTAAAAGTGCTTACAGCTTTGAAATTCTAGGCAACAACAAGTTGAGAATATTTCCAATTCCAACTGATAATTTCAGAGTGTATATAGATTACATCGTTGAAAGTGAACGTGATATTACTAACTTTTATAGCGGATCTCGTTATGAATATATAAGCGATCCAAGTGATATTCCATATGAATACTGTACATACTGTAAGGTAAATCAGCCTGGTAAACAGTGGATTAAAAAATATTTCTTAGCGTTGTGTAAGGAAACATTGGGTCGTATTCTTCAAAAATATAGTACCGTACCAATTCCTGGCGGCGAAGTAACTCTTGATGGTGCTGAACTTCGTTCTGAAGCTAAAGAAGAAAAAGATTCATTGCTTGAAAAACTAAGAGATATGTTGGAAAAGACGCTTCGTGTTAATCAATTGGAAAATAAAGGAAAAGAAAGTGAAGAAATGAATAAGATGTTGTCCCGTGTACCTTTACATATTTATATAGGATAAAACATATGGCAGCACCTGTATCTCCACAGTATCCAAAAACCGATCCAAAATTTAAACAATATTGGACATCAACTCGTAAAGATGTTGGCATTTACAATAACAATTATTCGCCTGGAAGATATTTTTCTCCAAGAGACATAAACTTCTTGGGTAGTGTAAACTCGGAATTAATAGGTGATATAATCGAATGTGTTGTTCAAGTATTTAAGATTGCTGCTTATGAAACCAATACCAATATTTATGGCGAAAGTAGCAGTGATAAAGGTAAAATTTTCTATTCAGGCATTGATTTAAGTTGTCTTGTGCAACGTGAAGACATAACTGCCGATGGATCTCAGGGTTATGGTCCTGATAGAAAACAAGATATCGTTTATAGATTTAGAGAACGTGATTGTATTACCACCAATTATTTTCCAGAAATTGGAGATTTGGTTCTGTATAATGAACGTTATTACGAAATTGATAATGTTGTTCAAGAGCAATTCTTGGGTGGACATCCAGATAAGTCTTGGAGTTTGATTGTTAATACACATTACACAAGACTAAGTAAACTTAACCTCGTAGAAAGACAAACATAATTTATGGCTTGGGGTCCAAATAATAATGTAAATCCGCCGCCAAATCCGATTGAAAACGCATCGGCTCAATCAGATGTTAAAAAGCTTTATAATAGAGCCAACGCAACTCGCCGTGACACTGATAAAGAGAAGAATTTCACAGTCACTTTATTAGACGTTGATACAGCTATTATTAATACTTTAAACAATACACTCAGACTTCAAGTTAATGATAATGGTGAAGTTGTAAAAGTGCCAGTTATATACGGCAATCCAGAAAGATGGTTTGCTATGAAAAAGTTTGGCAATATTAGAGATAACCAAGGCAAAATATTGTTGCCAGCCATAATGATTCGTAGAAAAAGTGTTGAGAATAACAAAGATCTTGCAACATTTAATCGTTATTTAAATTATGAAACTATAATGAATTATAGCGAGAAGAATAAGTATGACCGGTTCGATTTAATGAATAAAGGCGTATTTCCAAGTAAGCCAACCAAACAGATTTATAGTGTGAGTTTGCCAGTTCAAGTAAATATAACATACGAATGCATCATTTGGACCGATTATGTAGATCAAAATAATAAACTATTGGAACAAATAAACTACGCAGCTAAAGACTACTGGGGTGATGCAGAGAGATTTAAATTTAGAGCTAGAATAGATAGTTATAGCATCGAACAAGAAGTTAACGACGGTGAAGATCGTAATATCAAAACATCATTCGATATAAATGTCAACGCTTACTTGCTAAATGATAATTATATAACAAATTTAAACGGGGTAAAAAATACCACTCAAAAGCTATTTACTGTAAGAAAAGTAATGTTGCAAGAAAATGCTGTAGCTAGTGCTGGAGAAATGAGTGCAATTGAACATAATGTTATTAAAAACAGTAGTAATCTAAAAGATAGTCCATTGGATTACACAGATGTAACAGGTCAAGGTACAATGGCACTAAAGCCAAATGAAGTAACCAATTTGGATGGTTATAATAAAATACCATCAAATTATCAAAATACAATTAATACTCCATTTCACCCAGCTCCTAAATCCATCACTGATTATGGAGAAAATGGTTGGTTAGCTTATGATAGTAAATATATTTATGTATATCAATATCCATCGGGGTGGTTAAAAAGAGAAATATCTACATTTGATTATGATTATAGTAGTCAAACTTATATAAGTGGTTATGACTGTAATGGTAATCCCATATACACTACAGCTAATAGAAGACCTATAAATACAGCTTTTAGAATATTTCAAAGATTTCCTGATAAATTCTATCATCAAGTACCTTATCAATCAAGTGACTATGGAGAAGATGGCTGGGTAAGCTACGACGGTAATTATTTTTATATTTATAGTACAGGTCAATGGAGACGAATACCAATTTCTCTATTTAACTAAATATAGTTAATATTTATATTTTTTTAACACTATGTAGACGCTACTTAGTTGTTTTTGTTATATTTATAAGAAATGTCAACATTGAAAAAAGATCCATGCGAAGTTGCTCCATTAAAATTGGATAATGCTTTGTATGACTATAAAAAATTAACAGCGACTTTTAAAGATCCTACTACACCTCTGTTTCTTAAAATAATTGAAGAATTACGTGTTATCATTAATTGTAATGCCAATTTACAAAAAAATACACAGTCCATACAAGAATTTTCCTGTAATCAAAAAACAGATACATGGGTATATAATCATAATTTAAATTCGGAATTTGTATTGTTCATTGTATATGATCAAAATTTTAATCAAATAATACCTGAAAGTGTAACTTTAAACAATAAAAATACAGCCACAATAAAATTTTCATTTCCTGCATGTGGTTATGTTTTTGCTATAGGTAGTAATGTAAGCACAAGCGGTACATCTGGAACAGGTACAAGTGGTACTAGCGGTAGTAGCGGCGAAAAAGGTTCAGCTGGAACAAGTGGTACCAGCACCACAAGTGGTACCAGCGGTATAAGTACATCTTCAGGAACAAGTGGTAGTAACGGTACCAGTGGAACTAGTGGAGAAGGAGGTAGTAGTGGTGAAAGCGGTGGATTTGGTACAAGTGGTACCAGTGGTGAAGACGGAAGCAGTGGTACAAACGGCAGTAGTGGTATTTTAGGAGGAACAAATGGTACAAGTGGTACCAGTACCACAAGTGGTACAACCGGAACAGGAGGTACCAGTGGCACAAGTGGAAAATCAGGTTCTTCAGGTACAAGTGGATCATCTGGTACGAGTGGTAGCAGTGGATCGTCCGGTACAAGTGGTAGCAGCGGATCTAACGGTACCAGTGGTACAAGCGGTACAAGCGGTACAAGCGGTACAAGCGGTACAAGTGGAAGTAGTGGAACAAGTGGAAGTAGCGGAACTAGTGGAACTAGTGGAACAAGTGGCACAAGTGGAACCAATGGAACAAGTGGAAGTAGCGGATCAAGTGGATCAAGTGGAACAAGTGGAAGTAGTGGATCAAGTGGAACAAGCGGCACTAGTGGTAGCAACGGAACAAGTGGTACTAGCGGTACAAGTGGTTTAAGTGGCAGCAGTGGAAGTAATGGTACAAATGGTACAAGTGGAACAAATGGAACAAGCGGAACAAGCGGAACCAGTGGTACAAGCGGCAGTAGTGGTTCCAGTGGTTCAAGTGGAAGCAGCGGTAGTAGTGGTAGCAACGGAACAAGTGGATCCAGTGGGACAAGTGGTACAAGTGGGACAAGTGGATCCAGTGGAACAAGTGGATCCAGTGGTACAAGTGGTAGTAGTGGTTTAAGCGGAAGTAGCGGCACAAGTGGTACTAGCGGTACAAGTGGTTTAAGTGGCAGCAGTGGAAGTAACGGTACTAATGGTACCAACGGTACAAGTGGAACAAGTGGTACCAGCGGAACAAGTGGAACAAGTGGATCAAGTGGTACCAGCGGTAGTAGTGGTTCAAACGGGACAAGTGGTAGTAATGGAACAAGTGGCACTAGTGGGTCAAACGGCACTAGTGGAACAAGTGGCACTAGTGGAACAAGTGGCACTAGTGGTACAAGTGGTACAAGTGGTACTAGTGGATCAAGCGGAAGTAGTGGAAGTAGTGGAAGTAGTGGAAGTAGTGGAACAAGCGGTACTAATGGAACAAACGGAACAAGTGGTACGAGTGGTACAAGTGGTACTAGCGGTACAAGTGGTACAAGTGGATCAAGCGGACTAAGCGGGTCTAGTGGTAGTAGTGGAAGCAGTGGTACAAGTGGAAGTAACGGTACCAGTGGTACAAATGGTACTAGCGGAACCAGTGGTACAAATGGTACAAGTGGAACTAGTGGTACGAGTGGAACTAGTGGTACAAGTGGTACAAGTGGTAGTAACGGCACCAGTGGCAGTAGTGGATCAAGCGGATCTAGTGGAAGTAATGGAACAAACGGTACAAGTGGCACCAGCGGAACCAGTGGTACAAGTGGTACTAATGGCACAAGTGGTAGTAGTGGTACCAGTGGAAGTAGTGGTAGTAGCGGCACTAGTGGCAGTAATGGTACAAGCGGTTCAAATGGTACAAGTGGTTCAAATGGTACAAGTGGTTCAAACGGTACGAGTGGTACGAGTGGTACAAGTGGTACGAGTGGTACAAGTGGGACTAGTGGTACAAGCGGGACCAGTGGTACGAACGGTACAAGTGGCAGTAGTGGTTTAAGTGGAAGTAGCGGTTCTTCCGGTAGTAATGGAACTAACGGAACCAGCGGAACCAGTGGTACAAGTGGTACTAATGGTACAAGTGGTAGTAGTGGAACTAGTGGAACTAACGGTACTAGCGGCACAAGTGGTACTAACGGCACAAGTGGTTCAAGTGGTTCAAGTGGAACAAACGGAACGAGTGGAACAAACGGAACTAGTGGAACTAGTGGAACTAACGGTACTAGCGGTACAAGTGGTACTAGCGGTACAAGTGGTACAAGTGGTACAAGTGGTACTAGCGGATCAAATGGTACAAGTGGTTCAAGTGGATCAAATGGTACAAGCGGAAGTAGTGGTTCAAGTGGTACAAGTGGTACAAGTGGAACTAACGGTACTAGCGGCTCAAACGGAACCAGTGGATCAAGTGGTAGTAGTGGTTTAAGCGGAAGTAGCGGCACAAGTGGAACGAGTGGTACAAGTGGTAGTAATGGCACAAGCGGCTCAAATGGAACCAGTGGTACAAGCGGTACAAGTGGATCAAATGGAACTAGTGGCACAAGTGGTACAAGCGGCACAAGTGGATCAAATGGTACAAGCGGAAGTAGTGGTTCAAGTGGTTCAAGTGGTACAAGTGGAACTAACGGTACAAGCGGCTCAAACGGAACCAGTGGATCAAGTGGTAGTAGTGGTTTAAGCGGAAGTAGCGGCACAAGTGGAACGAGTGGTACAAGTGCAAGTGGTACAAGTGGAACTAACGGTACAAGCGGCTCAAACGGAACCAGTGGATCAAGTGGTAGTAGTGGTTTAAGCGGAAGTAGCGGCACAAGTGGAACAAGTGGAACAAGTGGTAGTAATGGCACAAGCGGCTCAAATGGAACCAGTGGTACAAGCGGTACAAGTGGATCAAATGGAACTAGTGGTACAAACGGAACTAGTGGATCAAATGGTACAAGCGGAAGTAGTGGTTCAAGTGGTTCAAGTGGTACAAATGGTACAAGTGGATCTAGCGGTACTAGCGGATCAAGTGGCAGTAGCGGAAGTAACGGTACAAGTGGCACAAATGGTACTAGTGGTACTAGTGGATCAAGCGGAAGTAACGGTACCAGTGGATCTAGCGGATCAAGTGGCAGTAGCGGAAGTAACGGTACAAGTGGCACAAATGGAACTAGCGGAACTAGCGGAACTAGCGGAACTAGTGGTACAAGCGGTACAAGTGGATCTAACGGTACTAGCGGATCTAGCGGATCAAATGGTACAAGTGGAAGTAACGGAACTAGTGGTACAAGTGGTACAAGTGGAACTAACGGTACAAGCGGCTCAAACGGAACCAGTGGATCAAGTGGTAGTAGTGGTTTAAGCGGAAGTAGCGGCACAAGTGGAACGAGTGGTACAAGTG